GAGGGATTCACAGTTCTCGAAAATAGTTTTTATAAAGAGTTTTTATTTTGAATCTTCGAGAACTAGAACTTAGGGGGCTACCGCCCCCAGCCCCCCCGGGGGCGCCGGAGGCGCCCTAATGGTCATATAAACAACATTTTTATATATTAGTCATATAAAAATCTTTTGCAAAAAGTTCTCCACCATTTTCGTCTGATTTATTTTTTCATCAATAAGCCTCAAACAGTTCTCGACTATCATATCATACATCATGGGATTCTCTTCTATTTTATGATATTGATCGACCAAATCCGAGAAATCTGGTCTAACAGGGATATAATGCACCCAGGGTTCTACCCACTTCTCCCAATAAAATTCATGTTCTCGATTTACTCCCTCCACCCTAAATATCACCCTCTTGCTATGTAAAAAAGAATAGAGTTTCGTAGAATAGGTATGCCCCGGTAAATCGATCAAATATTTATATTTCTTCATATCCAAAAAAGAAATCATTGTCGGATCCTTTTTCGAGAACTTATTCGTAGAAATATATTCGAACGCATCGGGATACTTCTCCGCATATTCCATATACAGCATCCTATATGGCTTCGTATTGCCACATAGGAATCCGAATCCACCCACCTTCATTGCCGTAGGCATAGTAAAATCTTCTATAAGACAATCTATATGACCATACGATATATTATGTAAATCTTCTAAACAGACGAAAATATCCTGGAAACTTTGAGAACCCGTTTTCAAGGTTCTTTTTTCAAGGGGGATAGGAGGGTCATATAGAATGCGATAAAGAAAAAAGGCTTGTTCTTCTTCTGTTATTTTATATGGATCGCTATTCCGGGCCGTCACGCGGAATTCGCCATTCTGTAATTGTTCTATTTCATATATTCCACCGGGGAATTCGGTGGTCAATTGTAGTGTCATATAGAAATATCTTTATATGACACATTACTATATAATCTCTAAATCACTTAAGCGCCAATACTCACATCCCCCATTTGGTAGGGGGCGCTGTATTATAAAGGGGATTTTCTTCTCTTCGAATTCTTTCATCGCGATCAAATAGCCATCGATTAAAGAGGATTCGATTTTGACGAATGGTTGTGCACCAGCATTCAATTGTTTGGCGCGTTCGCCTATGACCCTTGCACGCTCGTATTTGGTAATAAATGTGGATGTTCTATGGAAGGGGTCGATTATAGTACCATTTTCATCGCGGACGACTTTGGCGAGGGTTTCGATTTCTTTATAATTTGTGGCAAGTAATTCTGGGTGAAATTCCTGTATGACTTTTTTATGAATATTCTTTTCGAAGGTTTGTAGATATTCTTCTTCGCCTTCGTCGTTATCATCGTCGTCGTCGTCGTCTTCGATATCAGAATCGCTGTTTTGTCCTATAAAATTATTCTGTTCTACACTCTTCGCATCATCATCCTCCTCATATTCTTGTGCTTCTTCTTCCTCCTCATCCTCTTCTTCTTCATAGTCGGAATCGTCATTTTTTTTCATTTTTATTTTAGATATTTCATCATCGGATTCTATATCTTCTTCCTCTGAATTTATATCTTCTATATCTTCGTATTCTTTACTCATATTGTCTTATATGATATATTTCTAAATGATTTCTTGGATCAATTTTTTATATCGTCGGTCTTCCATACCATATCACAATCCGTGCATAGATATAGATATTTCATATTGTTATCGTCGTATCTCATATAGATGATATCGGTCTCTTTTTTTGAGTCGCCTTCGTTTGTTAGACACGCCCCATTCGGGCATTTGATATTCTTGATTCTCGGTAGGGTGGGGTCCAATTTCGTATAGGGATTGATGATATGGTTGAATTTTTGTTCTCCCTTTTCGATTTCGGTTTTTAGGACACATAGACCCTCTTTTGTGGTCATAGGATCTGTATTCCCGCAATACCGGCAATAATATAAGAGTTTATTCGAATCCTCTGAATCGATAGAAATATAATACATGTTATCGCAATTCGTACAAAATTCCATGGTTTCTATATTGTCCTATAGGATATATTTAAATCAATTTTTGTCGTTTATTGTTGGGGGTGCATAACGCATAATTTAATTATTTTTTGGTTTTTCTTATCATATATGGTAATAAATATTTATATCATTCGGTTCTATATGACTTTTTCGAAAAGAAATTCGAGAACCTATTTTTAAAACCCCAAAAAATTTTTTTCGGCCTCGCTTTCCGTAGGTAGTTTCGGTCTGCCCCTACAGGGCAGACCGATATACGCTCGGCCTCTTATAGAGTTATTATTATTATATTGGTTATTAGAGGCCGAGCGAAGCGAGGCCGAAAAAAATTTTTTTGGGGGTTTTTATAAAATATATTCTATAAAGTTCTCAAAAATACTTTTGATAATCCATCGAAGAATCTATCAAATAAAATATTCTATATGACTTTCCAAAAAAGAAATTCGAGAACCTATCAAAGAAAAATTCTATAAAGTTCTCAAAATAAATTTCGAGAACCTATCAAACAAATATTCTATATGACTTTCCAAAAAGAAATTCGAGAACCTATTTTTCAAAAACCCCAAAAAAATTTTTTTCGGCCGGCTATGCCGGCCTCAATAGTAACATATAAATCAAATATATTATATATGACCTTGTTAATACACTTATGCAGCAATGGCTTACATAAGTTCTCGATAAAATAATGTATCCGTCACATAAAATTGATTTGTAGAAAGGTATTAAAAATATATCATCATACTATAACAATGGCAGCAGAAATTAAACCCATACCTAACCATAAAAAAGAAACTTATGAGAATTTTATGAAACGACATGCAGTCACCGCCGCCTCCGGCGGCGGCTTAGAAATCACCCATACCAGCATAAAAGGTGGAAAATATTCTATACCTGACGATGAATCCAGTACATTCTTGAAGCTATATTACGCCCATACAAAGAAAAGACCCGAATATCTCACAGAAAAGCAACTACAAGACGACGGCCCCATAGTAGTCGATATTGACCTCCGTTTCTCATACGATACGGTAAGCCGTCAATACCACGATAGTCATATAGAAGAACTATTATCCATCTATTTAGAAAAGATGAGTAAAATGTACCAATTCGGTGGTGACGAAGAATCCACCTTCCCCATTTACATCTATGAAAAATCCACGGTCAATCGCGTAAAAGAGAAAAATTATACGAAAGACGGTATTCATATGATTATCGGTATCAAAGCCGAACGAACCGTCCAACAATGGCTACGTAATTCCGTCATGGAAAGTATGCCGACTTCTTCCTGGGCCCAAATCGGTATTACCAACTCGTGGAGTGATGTTTTCGACGAGGGTATTACCAAGGGCTGCGTCAATTGGCAACTCCACGGATCCAGAAAACCCGACCACGAACCATACCAGTTGACTCGCGTATTCGAAGTCCGATATGATGAGGATGAGGAAATTCTTCTATATGACACAGTGGACGATTTCAATATCGAACAAAATATCGCCAAATTATCTGTCCGATACCGCGATCATATTTTGCCCTTCTTCAAATCCTCTTTCACGGAAGAATATAAGTCCTATAAAGAAAAATGCGAGGAGAAGAAACGACCTAAGGCGTCGAACGCCGCCGCCGTAGGCGGCGGAGGAGGTGGATTCAGCAGGAATGATATTTCGATAGACGATGTTTTAGCCATTCGTTCCCACGAACAACTCGCAGATTTTATCCGTATATTCTTGGAAGGAATCTCACCCACAGAACACCATCTTCGCGAGGCCTACGAATATGCCATGATCCTACCCGATACATATTACGGCGCAGGATCGTATTTGAAATGGCTACGCGTGGGTTGGGCGCTACGTAACATAAATAAAGGCCTATTCATCGTATGGGTCGCTTTCAGTGCACAATCACCCGAATTCGAATTCACTCAAATAAATGATCTATATGACAGATGGCGCGATTTCTCGCCGAAAAATAATGGTCTCAGTATTCGGTCGATCATTCATTGGGTGAAAACGGAGAACTCGGAAAAATACGCGGAAATACGTAAGAATACCATCGATTTCCTGCTTGAAAACGTATTGAATATCGGGGATATAGAGGCGGAGGGGAAACCGAAAATCGCGAAAGCGGGTGACTACGATATCGCATATATCCTATATGAGTTGTATAAGGACGAGTTCGTATGTGCCAATCTGAAAAATAATATCTGGTATCATTTCGATAACCACCGATGGACGGAAATCGATTCGGGAGTTACCCTACGTGAAAGAATCTCCGGTCAAATACATGACCTATTTGCGGCGAAGAGGGAGAAGATCATGGTCCAGCGTAGGAATCCGGAAATCGTAGATAATGAATCTTTGAAAAAAACGCTGGATAATATCTTTTTGAAAATCACGGGGATTATGGAGATGCTCCATCGCAATTTCGATAAGAAGAATATCATGCGAGAGGCCGCGGATTTATTCTACGATAGCCAGTTCACAAATAAACTCGACGAGAACCTCTATTTACTCTGTTTTACAAACGGCGTATTCGATTTCAAACCGACCACCCCTGAAGGCGGGAAAAAAGAGGGCTATTTCCGCCCTGGTAAACCCGAGGATTGTCTCTCCAAATCGACCAATATCAAATATATCCCGATCGACCCCGAAAACCCGGAACAAATGCGGATCGTCGCGGAAATCAACGATTTCATGTCCAAACTCTTCCCTGTTGAAGAACTCCGCCAATATATGTGGGAACACCTGGCATCCACCCTCATCGGCGGTAATATGAACCAGACCTATAATAATTATGTCGGTATCGGACAAAACGGGAAATCCGTCCTCGTCGGACTCATGGAGAAAATCCTGGGCGAATATAAAGCCGATGCTCCCCTCTCCCTCATTACCCAGAAGCGAGTCCAAACTGGCGGCGTATCCCCCGAAATTGTCGGCTTAAAAGGCGTCAGATATGCAGTCATGCAAGAACCCTCCCAGGGTGACCAAATCATCGAAGGTATGCTCAAACAGATAACGGGTTGTGATAATATCCAGGGCCGCGCCCTATTCACAAATGGCATGTCATTCCGACCGCAATTCAAACTCGTCGTAGCTTCGAATCACCTGATGACGATTAAAACCCGCGATCACGGTACTTGGCGTCGTGTGCGCGTCGTACCCTTCTTATCCCTCTTCACAGACCATCCCGTAGATGGGGATAAAGATAAACCCTATCAGTTTCAACTCGACCGTACAATAAACGAGAAATTCGATAGCTGGAAAATCGTCTTTATGGCAATGCTCGTCGAAATTGCCAAATCGAAAATGGGCTATGTGACAGATTGCAAGATCGTAATGGCATCCACCGATGACTACCGCAAGAAACAGGATAACATTGCCGCATTCTTGGACGCCAAGGTCATGAAGAAATCGGGATCCAAGGTCAAGAAGACGACCATCAATATCGAATACACCAACTGGTACCAGAATACGTTCAACTGCCGCCCTACGAATACGAAGGAACTACACGAGGTCATGGATAAAGAATTCGGTAAATATACCGTAAATGGATGGGTCAATATTGCGATTATCGAGGAAAGGGACGATGAAGCCGATGATAGTGACGCTGGTGAAATTAATGGCGTTGAATAGATAGTTCGAATAGATAGTTAGTCATTGTCATATAGAATATTTATCTATATGACACTATATAAGATGTGCCGTATTTTTTTATCTATCAACCACTCTGATAATAATAGTCTTATAGAAAAATTTATAGAACAGGCCCACCCGGGCCATAAACCGAATACCCCCCACCTTCCGAAAAATAGTAGGGACAATGGGCCACATACAGACGGCACGGGATTCGCCGTTCTTTCGAATGCGAATGCTCATCGATGGGTCATATATAAATCAGTTGATAACGCTATTCCCGATGGGTTCAGACCAAAGAATATTACTATAGGACATATACGGAAGAAATGCCCGAACTATCCGGGCGATATAAGTCTACAAAATACACACCCTTTTTCATATAGGAATTATATCATGGTACATAACGGATTTTTACACGATATTGATACACATCCGACGAAATATAAGGGGTGGGTCGCACAAGATTTACAGAAACATATTAAGGGAGAAACCGATAGCGAAATATTCTTTTATATCTATTTGACATTCTTGCGAAAACATAGGTCTCATAATCGGAAAAATGGATTCTATTTGATAGATACTTTACGCGAAGTTCTCGCAAAATTCATAGAAGAGGGGGACGAAGTTTCTGCGAATTTAGTACTAAGCGACGGGTCTTTTATTTTGGTTACGCGATATTTATGGGTCGATCCTAAAAAACATAGGAAGCGACAGCATGCGCTATCTTTATATTGTGATGTATGTGACGGGATAGTGATATCTAGCGAACCTTTGACGCCGGATTATAAAGTAATACCTGAAAATACTGCGCTTTTGATTGATATAAAAGCTGAGACAATGTACTCGGTTTTTATATAGATATAATATAATATAATATGGGACCTAAAAGAACATCGAATGCTTCGAAAAAATCAGCGGTAAAAAAAACAAAATCTGAAGATCAAAATGAAGATGAAAAACAAAATGAAGATGAAAAACAAAATCAAGATGAATATCAAAATCAAAATGAAGAGGTAAAACAAAATGAAGATGGAAATCAAAATGAAGAACAACTAGAACAACTAATACGAATTGAAGAAGAAAAGGATGGTTATAGTTTATTTTCGAATTTTCGTGATACTGATATAATATTAAAAAAACACCAACTATTTGACTCTTTACACGATTTCGGTAAATTTTCTAAGTGTTACGATAGTTTGACATATAATAGACAAACTGAAAAATATTCAATCGAAAAAATGATTTTCTCTTTTTTGGCCTATTATTCATTTGATTTTGAAACTATAAATGAAACGATGAATATAATAAAATATTATTCGAATCTGAAAACATCCGTAGGAACAATTACATCTAAATTACAACCAAAAGATCTAGAAAATAAATTCGTAATCTATTCGAAAGCACAAAAACCACCCGAGTGTTTTACAAGATTAAAATATAGTGATATAAAAAGCGATAAAGATATTCTAAATACACTTAAAGAATTACTCAACCCATATAAAAGTGGAGATAAAATACATCTAATAGTAGATACACAAAAGAAATTATTCGCAAATTTTACAAATGTCAATAAAGCCCATGATTTTTCAATCGCATTAACGAAAGAATCTATATATGACCCTGCGGGGAAATTAAGTCCTCTACAACCCGGTTTATGGGGTAAAAAATTTAATGATATTTGGGTAGAATCCAATAATGAAATTAGAGATTATGATGCACCGGGTAATTTCAATATTATATTGAAACCTTTTAAACAAACAGAATTAAAAGTCGATTTTAAAATTACTTCTAAAATAAATCCAGATTTTTCGATTGATACAACGAATTCACAGTCAAATAAAGGTGCTACATTAAATACTTCATCTAAACATCCAAATTGTATTTCCTATTTGAATACGAAAATAGAACAGTATGTGAAAGAACTAACGAATTTGGTAATAGATGATAAAAATAAAAATAAAGGAATAAAGGACTTTATTTTTGATCCGAATGAATTAAGAAGACTTTTGGGAGATAAGACTGTATATGATAAATTTACAAAAGATAAAAATAATAAAATAAAAGATGATATATTAAAAATATTAGGTTCTAGAGACGACAAAATACAAAATATTATGAGAAAAATCTGTGTATGTTTTACACAAAAACGATTAGGAGACGCATTACAAGCAGAGATATGTGTGAGAAACGAAACGCCTCTAAAATTTGTAGGTAAAACATCTGATAATAGAAATTTGAATGAAAAAACAATCGATAAATTTGTATTAGTAACTTGCGATAGAATGCTTTATGCGTATGCTATACAAAAGAACTGTCCTGTTATTTTCGAATCATTGACATATAGAGAAATATTTATACCATCCTCGGGAAATATAGTACAATCATCTATAAGACAACCCGTAGGAGAACCTATAGGAGAACCCATAAGACAACCCATAGGACAACCTATAGGAGAACCCATAAGACAACCCATAGGAGAACCTATAGGAGAAGAAGAGATACAACAAAGAGTAAAAGGCTTAGAAGAAGGAGAAATAATCGAGCTAGAAGAAGGACAATTAGTCGAATATTTTGGTGGTAGAAAAAGATTAGAAGAATGGAAAGAAAATTTCATGGAAAACATATCCGTAGAACCATACCCGTTCTTCACTTTTATACCCTTTATTATTGATATACTCAAAAAAAACCCAAAAGATAAGATGCAAGATAAATATAAAAGATTCCTGGAAACTACAAGCGAAATGATGACTATACCATATGACGTACTTAAAATAGAAACACCAAATTGTTTAGTAAATAGGGGTGTATCCGGAAAAGATATTAAAGCAAACTATTATATCTATTTGAAACACGATGGTATTAGATTAAAATCATCAAAAACTTCAGGAGGTGAATTCGATTTAAATATTACAGGTATTGATTCAAAGGATCGTTTTGCTATGGATCGTTTTACTATAAGACAGGTATTAAATTCTATAGATTTAAATCGCACGGATTTTTTTAATAAATATTTCTCCATTCATACATTAATCGAATTAATCGAGGACGAAGAAAAAAATGATATCAATATTATTTTAAATAAATATTTGATCGAACCAAAAACCGATAAATCAAATAAATATATGATAATAATCCTTATCTTATTTGCAATCTCACTAGGATTTTTACCATTCTATTGGACCTATTTACAGGGCAAACAAATTGGCGGCGGAAGCGATAGCGGCGGAAGCGATAGCGGCGGAAGCGATAGCGGCGGAAGCGATAGCGGCGGAAGCGATAGCGGCGGAAGCGATAGCGGCGGAGGCAAAAGCGGCGGAGGCGACAGCGATATGTCATATATAGAATTTGAGAAGGCATGTATGAAAATCATGCCAAATATATCGTTGGATCTAAAGGAAATCAATCTATATGACATAAATCAATGCTATTTATCCGCATACTCCTGGCTATTGAAATCATACGAGACCAAACTATGTATAGATCCCGAACAACTCGCCGTGGATTACGACGATTGTAGAGGCCGAGGAGAACCATACTACGTACCGACACATAAAGCACCCTATTTATTCTTCCAACACCTTATTCGCGATTCCAAAAACCCCCGTATATGTTATGCTTTCGTAGAAAATATACTCGAAGAATTAGATCCTGTATTATATAGCAGATTAAATGATATCAAATATTATGTAATCAATGATGAGATCGATGAAATGCCAAACGACTATTTTAATCCAACCAGATTAGGACTCAATAAATATATAGGACGTCTAATACGTGAGAACCCCGAAGTATACGAATCCACCAAATCCTATATGACAAAAATCTTGGCCGAAATCGATGCAAAAGATCGCGAAATCCTATCTAGAATTACCGAATTATATGATTCAGATCAAAATTCTCTATTTGACTATTGCGTTCGCGATTTAAAACTAAATCGCTATAGTTTTCTTTATATGTTCTCGGAAGAGGAGGATAAGCCGATATCTAGAAAAGCTAGATCATTACCCATTCCAAATAAAAAAGAAGTATCCTCCCGCAGATCATTACGCAGTAAAAAGGCTATCAAATATGCATTCGGCGTACCTTCTAGTAAAGAGATTATTCGCTATTTGACAAAGAAAAAGACTTCTAAGCCAATGATAACTACTGTAGTACCTACTTCTGCGAATAAAACGAAAAAAATACCGTTTACGCTAATACCGACACCCCCGAAAAGAAGATCGACCCAAAAGACACCACCGAAGAATATCAGGGTCGGTGGCTTTTCTACCATGTGAAAACCTTTCCCGTTATCATACAATAGATATATTTCGCAATATAATAGAAAACCCTTTCCAACCAATAAATATAGAAAGGATATAGTGCGAATGCGGCAATAATCAATAATTTTATTTTATATGACATGGTAGGTTCTACATATAAGAAATAACATAATAAGAGGAGAATGGTATAGAAGCCCCAAAATAAATAACTCGATATTTTTATTATTTTATTGGTTTCGATATCTTGATAGACAGATTGTTGATAATCCGTCGAATATTTATCTTTATTATTTTGTAATTCTTGGCTAAAATTATTCTGTACGAGTGTTCCAGGCATATTATAATATATTCATATATGATAATATTTATTATACGGTACTATAATCACTGAATTCATATTCGCCATTGGCTTGTATATTTTGGAAACCTTGTGTTATGGGGACCTCTAAGGAATTAGTAACATTATCACATCTACCAAAAAATGAACCACTTGCTGCATTACAATTACTATAACATTTTGTTACATTATTATCTGTCTTATAAAATAAATCATTCTTCAAACATGCCAATTCGGAAGGATTCGTGGTCAAACCACTTGGTGTAGGAATTGCCACCGCATTCGATAAATCAATCGCATTTTTCCTGGCTTGGTCTGAATTGACAGATGGCGGGGCCGGATCGATTTGTCCGTAATATATTTTATTGAAATTCTGAAGATTTGTATATATGACAAAAGAATATATTGCCGCTGCAATTACAGCAATAAGTACTAAAATATCCGTTAATATAGAGGGTATAACTGGTATATATTGTACCAAAAGATTCATAATCAAATAAAGTGCTAAAACACCCATCCATACAATAATGATTTTCGTATAATCCCATGTACGTTTTTGGTAATTTCTATTTAAATCGATCATACGCTGTGTACTAGAATAAGCAACATCTACAGAATTCTTCTTATCCTGTAAACGTTGTTTTTCAGCCATTACAATATTAGTTGTAATATTTTGTCTATTTAATGCTTCATTCAATGCTTGTTTACCAGTAGTTAAATTCCCAGCAATCGCAGCTATATTACCTTGTATTGATAAGAAATCACCGGCACTACCTAAATTCGCACTATTATATATATCAACTAATCTTGTCTGTTGTGCTATCCATAAGTTTTCGTCCATAATTTATATTATTTATATATATTATTTACGACTACTTATGAATAATGCAGATATCAAAAGCGTTGCACACGTTATAACACCTATTGTATATATCGTATTTTCTCTTAAAATTAGTTCTTGAACATCATCCTTTAATACTAATTGTGTGGATCTATTATTTGACGGGTTTATGATATCATTTATATTATTACCTATATCACCTTGTCTAAAAGCATATTTTGACCCTATTAATTGGTCTGATAAATCCATTAACATATGGATATTACTTGATAAATCTCTGTAATTACCTGAAATATCACTTAATAATCTATTATAGTCCTTTGTAATACCGCCTACTGAATATATATTATTCTGTAAGTCATGTAGTGTAAAATCAGTTTTTGTACCAGGTGCTAATGTTAATGTATATCCCGCTTTTTTATATGTTCTTGCTATATTTTCATTTGTATCTGAACCTGCATTTTTTATGTCATAATATTGAAATGATGGTATAGTTGGGGGTAATGTTGCAGAAGTATCAAACCCTTCGCTATAACTAGTACCTGTTACATTTTTACCTAAAAGTGAAAATCCTTCTATATTCTTAAAACCCTCTGTTTCTGTATTCATTTTATATAATGTAGATACTTCTCTATCAGATAAAACCCTCGAATATATTCTAAAATCGGATATAGAACCTTTCAAATATGGATCCTGTACCCAATTACTTTTTCCTATAAAACATTTTTTTAATGTATTTGTTATAGGATATAACCCAGTTGAAGGTAAAAGGGCTTGTTTTTCATTGTCTAAATATACTATCCATTGACTATTTCCTTTTGAGTCTGGTGGTGATAATGTCCATACTAAATGATGCCATTTATCATCCGCAATTGGTGTAATCTTAGGTTGATTTTCGATTGATTTTTTTAATACACCATACCAGTCTGGCCGGAATTGTTGGAAAGAACCTTTTCCCTTATCATCCCTCCATCCACCAGACATACTCCCATTTTGGACATGTATCGCAATACTATCGTTATATACCGCCATTACAATATTATCATTATTCTCCCCATTACCGAAATCGAAGATTCGTGCCCAATTACTATTTGCACGTGGTACAAATCTTACCCATACGCAAAATGAGACCCCATTACTCGGTAATGTCATTGGTGTGATTGAAGCAAAATGTTCGCCATCTAATTTATAACAATATTTGTATTTACAATCAGTATCTTCAACGATATATGAAGTGGCCTTTTCTAATTTTTCGGGAATAGGATCAATAGGGCGTACTGAAGGGACCGCGGGAACTTTTGCCCTAAAATCTACTTTTGGAATATCCGCAATTGCCGGTTGATAACGTACTGGACCTGTACTATACCAATGAAATTTTCCATCTCGACCCCACCAAGAATAGTATCTATATGGCTGATATTCTATTTTTGGACGTCCTTTTACACCGGGTCTATAATCAATCTGAGGAATTTCTGGATATCCAGGTTTCCCAGGTACTCCAGGATACCCCCTCTTATAAATTTGAATACTTCCCCATTTAATATCACCAGACGATCCATCTGCATTTCTAGATAAAGTATATAAATTTTCTTGATCTCCTATATGCCATATACTTTTTAAATTGAAAAAACATAATAGAGATATTCCCCGATTTATTACGGTTAATATATCATTTGTATTATAGTTTTTTATTGTCGTATTGTAAATATAACCGATTTCTTCCTTTGATATTAATGCATTATATATACGAAATTCACTTAATCTTCCGTCAAAATAGGGGTCCCACCACCAATTACTTTTTCCTATATAGCAATTTTTCAATGTTATTTTTGGGTTTGGAAAAGTCGCACCATTTCCAGATACATTATTTGGACTAATTGCTTTTTCATCGACATGTGTAGCGGTATAACAATAATCTTTTACCGCACCATTTATATAAATCATCCATATTCCGTCTGTTGATAGTGTCCAACAAATATGATGCCAGTCTCCGTAATTTATGCCTTTACCTATAGTACGTTGAGTATATGTATAGCCATTATTTACAACCGTAAAATATAAATAGTCGTTTTCGACTGCGATTATTATATTATTTGACCACATTCCATTACCGAAATCTAGAATACGCGTACCAGATAGATTAGAAGTGATATTGACCCAAAAACTTATTGTAATACCTGAAGCATGATCCCCCTCGACATCTATTTTCGGGGTAAAATTATCAAAACTCAAATAATTACATTGTGGTCTTACTTCATTTTGAGTATATATTTTATATGGTTGCGAAGGATTTGATAGTAATAAATGGCTAACACTTGTACCATTCGTTTCTAGATCTCCAGCGACTATATCGGCTTTTCCGTATTTATCACTTCTATTTGTGTTATATGATCCAACGGCTATTATTTTATTGGCAGTTTCACCTAGAAAATTATAAAAGAATAAATCTTGTCCTATAAGATCTATTAATTTCGGATTTGAATAAGATTTCGCATGACTTTTCATATCTAACGAGCTCATTGTACCGATTGTACCTACTGAACCTATATTTACCGCACCAATAGGAACCGATTGACTACTTATAATAAAACCATCTTCTATATATTTTGTTATATTTACACCGTTATTTATAAAATCTGCGATAGTAAAATCTGTATAAATAGACGATGCAGTATTATTACCATTCGCATTTTTATCATCTCCGTTATCTGCTTCATTATCAAATCCTTCCATATTTGTGAATCCTTGTGATCCAACTTGTCTTGATACGCCATTATTATCACTATTTCCGCCACCACCTCCTCCACCTCCTCCATCACCACTGGCATAGTTTGGGGGGGGTTTCTCTCCTGATATTTTTATATCTTCTAATTTTAAAGGTTGATCCTTATTATCCATCATCATACTTTGTTTCAATTCATCCACATTCTGTGTGAATAAAGTCGTTTCACCTATTAAACCACTAGATGCCGAACCTTCGGGAATTTTTTGTATAAGAGTATTTTGCCAACTGGAATAATAGTTATATTTTGAACTATCTATGATTTGATCTTCGCCATTCAAACTATATGACATAGAGGATATAGAATATAGATTTGGTGTATAATCCTTATTACTTCCTGCTGTTACATTCTGCATTTTATTCTCTGGATTATATCTATCTGCAGTAGTCTTACTATATAATAAATCCGGATTTTTCACATATAAAGTAGAACTATTCAATGCACTATCACTCTTTGTGGCAAATGTTATAATATCATTTTCACCCGATGTTTTACAATAATCTTTTCCTCCATAGTTATATGAATAATAAAACTTGCAATCTGATTTTGGAGTACATTTATTCGCACAATCTTCCGTCGATATTTGCGGGTCATTGCTTATATTTATTCCTGTTGGATACATAGTATCATATTTCGTATATCTATCGACATCCGTCATAGGATCATTTACATATGAAAAAAATGGGCTTGTTGTATCTACTTGTCTTAACTCTTTACCTCCACTAACATCTTCTAATGCAAAAGTTTTACCCATTACACTTGGAGCGCTAACATTATTTAAATAAATCATATTATCCTCATATGTAGTAAATGTATATGTCTGATCTTTTTCCGTGAATGTTCTTGGTTCTATATTTGTTGTAATAACGAAAACCAAATTACCATCTTCACTCATTTGTATTTTATATTTTCCAGTAGTATCAATTAAACATTTTATACCACCATTTGCACCATTTACAGTTAGTTTTTGTCCCATATCTAGTCCTGTAAATAATGTATCCGGTGCAGATAACGAAGTTTTCAAATTTTTCCATTTTATATTTGTAACCGCATCTTTCTTTATTTTCGCAAAAGTACTTTTCGATAAGCGTTGCGTTCCAGTTTGTGTTTTACTAAACGAATCTGATGTTCCTGGTATTTGATGTAGTGACCATATCACATTCCCTTGACCCGCTGTATCTTTAACAAAAAAACATCCGTTTGAATCGATGGATGCGGTAAATTTATTTGTATATACGCGTCCTTCATTCAAACCCGTTGATTGATAATGTGCTTTTGCGCCAGATAAATTTGTTCCAAATTTTTCTTTTAGGTCAGGATAATTATTTATATATTGTCGTGCTTCATCATCTGTTAGTTGGTAATTCGTATTATGAAAATTTAAATTTGCCTCTATATAAATATTATTATTATTAAATGAAATAGGAATTTCACCATATGTATCATTTTTTAGAACTAAATTCCCTGGAGAAATACTCATATTTAATTTTGTATTTGTCCTATAACTATCCGCGATATATACGCTATTTGTTGAACTCAATAAATATGACGTTTCAGGAACAATTAGTCTCCATGCGGCTACCTCCTGACCATTATTTATATTTTTATGTAAATAGTCATAATCCGCATATGAAATCGTAGACGTAGGGAATCCTTGATTAATTGTTTCTATATGAGGATCACCATAGATACCACACGATAATGTATTCGTGCTTGGATCGCCTATCAATGCATAATAAACTCTATTATAAGTTGGAATACCACCCTTTCTATGTACTCGTAGATATGTAACCTTATTATATGGATATGTAACCATTTTATATGACGAATTTTGAATATATGTACTCCCGTAATTAGGATGTAGGTATTGGAATATGAACCCAGAACCTCCTACTCTATTACCCATTACCATTTTTATAGGTATTTCTTTACCTATATTACTCGATGTTACATTATAACTAAATGATGCCATTCTCATTCCGTGATCTCCCGAATTATCCCCCTTCATTGTAGGTGTTATCGTTGCATCCAATGCTGTATCGCCAATCCATGCGCGGCTTGAATCATCACTCGTCATAAAAAATTTCCATACACCCTGTACATCGAATATTATATGACCAGTTAGTCTTATAGAATACATTCCACTTGTATTTACAGTTTGATTTGTCATACTTGATATAGAATTGAATTGTGTAGCTATACCAGTATACATAGGTGTATTTGTATTGAAAAAGTCCATATTATCTGCGAAATAGCCATTGTATACTTCTAGATATAGTCCTTCTTCATCGGTAATCCCCTCCGTTTTTATTTTACTTTGTTTTTCGTATTCTTGATTCGCATAAATAAGTCCGGCATTTAATGCACATGTTTCCGCAGTATGAGTACCTGGAATCATGGATAGTCTCTTAAATACATTATCACTCTCTT